AGGAATTGACCTAGATGCTTTAAGTGCTCCAGAAAGATTTGGAGGATTCTAAAAGAACTATGGTCTTATTGTTAAATTTTAAAAACTAAATGAAATGAAAATCATTGGTACTGGTACATATGATGCCAATAGGACTACAATGACGAACTCTTTAGCGGCGGCTTTATTGACACGCCCTGAGATTGCTACAAACGTAGTGAACCTGTTCGAAGATAACTTCACAGCGTTCTCGTCTTACCTCGCACGTCGAGGTTACTCGAAGAAAGGATTAACTCCAGGAATGTCATCTGATGACTTCAAGGTAATTGGAAACAGAAAATTCCAATGGGCTCTTAAAGGCTATCCTTTCCGTAAAGGAACTATCACTTCCGCTGTCACTGACGCGAGTGGAGCTCCTACAACTGAACCAGGAAAAATATTAGCTACTGGTGGTGCAGTTTTCATCTTGACAACTGACACAAACTTCTTCTCACCAAATGACAACCTTGAGTTGGTGGATCGTAGAACAATCATTCAGGTAATGAATGAGTATCCTACTGAAACTACTTCAGGACAATGGCAATACAAGTGTAAGCTTGTTAGTAATGTTGTTGGGGCATTTGTTAACCCGTCTCTTTTGGAGGTTGGTAAAGAAATCGGTTTCTCTCACACGGCTTTTCATGAGCTTTCTGAAACTGGTTACGAGAAAAACACGTATCCAGAATGGCATACAAACTACATGACTATCCAGAGAATGCAGTTCTCAATTTCAGGATCAGCACAAAACACTGTATTGTGGGTTGAGCATAATGGTCAGAAATTGTGGTTCAAGCAACAAGAAATGGATATGTTGCGTAGATGGGCTTATGCTCGTGAGAACCAATTGATCTTTGGTCGTGCGTCTATTGATGCTAACGACAATGTATATCTTCGTGATATGAAAGGTCGTGAGATCATCCAAGGTGATGGTTTGGTTGCACAAGGGGATGCCTCTTTGAAGTTCCAGTATAATACTTTGAACGTGAAAACGTTGGAGAACATTATGCAGAACTTACAGCTTATGGCGAACAACGACGGTCTGACTGAAGTATTCGTTATGGGTGGTCAAGCATTCAACTGGAACTTCCAGCGTTTGATGAGAGATGTATTCAAATACAATCCTGAGCCTTTATTCGTATCTCAAGGAGATCGTGAGAAAGGTGTTAAAGTTGCTTTCAACAGCTACGAAATGGGTGGTGTTAAGTTGGTTACAGCTTGGAACAAAGCGATGGACGCTGCATGGCGACCACAAGCGAAGGATATTTATGGAACGAACTTAGAGTCGCACCGTGGATTCTTCGTATCTCTTGGTAACACTATCGGAGGTGACGCGAATGTTGATTTAGTTGCCTTGGGTGCTGGATCTGATGATCGTCGTTACGTTAAGAAAGTTATCGATGGTATGGCTTCTCCAAACGGAAGCGGTCGTGGTGAGTATGCTTCGAATTCAGTTGATGGATATCAATGTCAAGTTTTGTCTGAGACAGGACTTTGCTTGAAAAATCCATTCGGATTCGCAGAGCTTTACAAGCCAATGTAATCTGAAAAGAAACTAGAGACAAGAAATAAGAATTAGAAAAAAAGAAAAAATGGAAACTGTAAATTCAAATATTAAAAGACTGGTGGCTACTGATCAAAAGTATCATAAGGCCCCAGTCTATATTATACCAAAGGAAGATCCTAAGACTAGAAAAACCTTTGATTACGTATCTAGGTTGCCGGAACATTTGAGAAAAGATGTTGCTGTATCCCTGGAGCCAAAGCGAGATCGCGATGACAACGTAATCGATGAGCTGACTATAAGAGCGTATCATTTACAAGTCTTTGACTTGAATAACGCTAATGATGCTTTGTTTTTCGAAATCATTAAGGATGATGCCATGATTGCCCCGTCGAAGAATGCTATCAATCCTGATCAGCACAGATTCTACATCGAGGATAAGGAGAAAGAAGCTACTGCTAAAATCAGCAAGAGCCGTATCAAAGGAAAAGCGTTCGCGATTATCGAGAACCTTTCTCTTGAGCAACAAACGAACTACGCGAGAATACTTGGTAAGTTTACCAAAGATCTTTCACGTACTCAGGTTGAAGGCGTTCTTTTTGATGTCGCAGAAGAAACTCCTCAACTTATTTTAGATGTGGATAATGACAAAGATCTCAAGCACAAAATCTTTTTGAGAAGATGTCTTGAGAGAAACATTCTTCACATGGACAATGGTAAGTATATGAATGCTAAGGAAATGGTTGGAATCAACGAAGAATATGCTATAATGTGGCTTAAAGATCCAAACAACTCAATGGTAGTTACTCAATGGGGTAACATGCTTGAAGAGGGTGTGGTTCATACGCCAAGGTTAGAGCAGATGACGGTTCCAGTTGCTGATGTTCAACATCATGAACAAGAAGCTCCAAAGCCACATGTTTCCGAAAATGAAACTTTCGACAAAGGATCTCCGGTTGAAGATAACCAGGGAGCTAATGTAGATCCAAATACTAACGAAGAGGTTACTGAATAATGATAATCACTGCTCAAAATATGTTCACCTATCTCCTTGATGCAATAAACAAGGAGAGCACTGGGACAATCACTCCTGATGAAGCCAATAGACTTCTAAACAACGCTCAAGAAGAGTGGGTTAAGAATAAGTACTACGAGGTTGAATTAACTCAGAAGCGTATTGATGATCTTCGCGTTCTTGAATGCAGAGATAGTCTTTCCAATGTAGGAACGAACAATCCAGGAGAAGAGGTGTTCGAACTTCCGTATAGCGATACGGGGTTCGTCACTACTCCAGGTAATCCGAGTGGTGATAATCGTGGTTATATGTTTCTGCTTAATTGTGGATTCAAAATTCAGTACGTCAATGATGAATGCGGTAGAGAAGGAATATCTAAGCCATTGAGTTCTAAACCGATGAAAGCTGACAAGGAGTATGCGATCGTTAATGATCCATACAACAAGCCAACTAATGATCGGTTATATCACAAGATGCTTGGGAATACCATCAGAATCATAACAGGAACAGAGTCTTTTGGCGTTGTTGCTTTAATTGATTACCTGAGATATCCTCGCCAGATAAACATTCCAAACGCAAATGCAAATGTTGATGTAGCTTGCGAGCTTCCAATATATGCACGAGAGGAAATCGTTGACATTGCCGCACGTAAGAAATTAGGAATCTACGAGTCTCCTAGATATCAACAGAAGATAGCTGAGGATTCGCAGTCGATCACATAGTATAAACCTTTTAATTTAAAAAAAAATGTTACGAAGACAAGCAGACAGAATTCTATTGAACCAAATAGATCCTGCAATCATCGCCGCTGTAACTGCAAACGTTACGGCAACGGTAGAGGGTTATGGAATCCTTACCGTAGCAAATCAAATTGAGTCGCACAAGTCTTGTACGAGTGCTGAAACTCCAAAAGAAATGACAATTGATGTAGCTATCCCTACATCATGTGAGTGTCCTTACGAATGGTGCATGACAATTGAGTGTCTACCAAACTTGAAGCTTTATGAAACACAAACTACGTTCCCTGCGAACAGAGTTTACTGTTATGAAGATCCTGCTGGTGGAACTCCAACTGCATCTGCAACTGCTGCCGCAATAGCTGCAAGCGTTAATGCAGATCCGTTTGCATGTGTTACTGCTACCGTTGTTGGTACTGTTATCACATTTGTCGCGAAGCCTGGAGTAAACTTCAACGCATATACTGCGTCTGGAACAGTTGCTGTTACAGTACCTTACGTTGCGGCTGTATTGGATGGTCAAGCAATGGCACGTTTATTCCCAATCAAATGGGGTGCTGTTGGATCTCAGCCAAACTTGCCTTTCCCAGGTGAGGATTACTGTGAATACCACTTCACGATTCGTGGTCAAGAGCAAGTACAGGATGTTGATGGTGCGAACCACTGGAACGATTACGAAAAAGAAGTTTACTTCTACGTTCGTTTAAGCGATCCAAACTTCCCTGCATTTGACGGTCCTATTGCTGGATTGATTCCAATCGCGAACGGAGGTACTCTATAATGAGTATCCCCTGGACTATATTGATGATATCTCTATTCTGCCTCGGTCTACGTGAAGTCACTGACGACATCGACGGGGGCAGGATAGGTTATCCTCTCAGAAAATGGTTCTTGGATAACACGCCAGTTTGGGTTATGAAACCTGTAATTGTTTGCTGTGCTTGCATGGCGAGCTTTTGGGGTACAGTAATTTACTGGTTAGTTTTAATTCATTTTGCCGGGGATCTTTTGCAGGAGCTTTGTGAATGGGAAACGTATTGCTTATGGATATTTTGTTGTCTATCAGCCTCTTATATAAACACTATTTTATGGGTTCTACGCAATAGGATGATCGGCTTGTAAAACAAGCTTATGTCTAAAACACTTGCGGAAATAGGGTATAGTATTCGTAATCAGGTAAAGGGATATTTCTCTACTGACGACGAACGCATTGACATCCAACTTGTCTATGACAAAGTATGGGATATCAGAGCTATGCTCATTAAAGACGATTATCGTCAGTTCAAGAAAATAAATGACCAGGACTTCACATCGGAGTGCTGTTTAGAAGTTGAATGTGGTATCGTCAAATGTAATGGGTACAACTCTGGAGTTAAAGAATTCTATGTAAATATTCCAAAGGTTTCTTCTGCATTGGGGTATGACGCTATCAAATACTTTGGTAACGTTGACAAAATGACTCCTTTTAGAAGAATGAACTATCAAGGTTTTATGTACTCTGGCCATGAGAAATACACTGGCAGAGTTCCATCATTCACATTAATTGACGATAAAGCTATTCTGAAAAATCTACCTACGAGTGGTCAGAAATTTGTATGTCTTATTGCGGTCCTTGAGGATGCTAAAGGTATATGCAAGGAGAACGATCCGTTCCCATTAGCACGTCATCTTGTTCACAAGCTTGAATTACTTGCTATCCAGCAATTTATGAGTACGATCCAGATTGGTCCAGATGAGGCGAACAACGGAAGAGATGATAGTCCTGATCAGATTAAGAAACAAAGTAGAGTAGACTAATTATGGCAATAGTTAAACAAGAAGACAGATGTGGTCATGTTACATTCCAGAACAGAGTGTTCATGGGTGGTATTTTATTTAAGATAAATAGCCAGTATAAATTTGACAGAATTGTTTGGCTTGAGATCGGATGCGGATGCGGAGGATCTACAAAATCTGTTGTTAAGCATTACGGCGTATGTGTCGGTGGAAATGTTTTCAATATCGATCAGAAATATTTGGTTGAGACGAATACAGCTATACCGGTAGTGAGTCAAGATTTTGACGTAGCTAGAAGGGACCAACATCTAAATCCTGATACTGGAGATTATTCTCCAATAGTAAATCATCCAGATCCGAATAAGATTTGGGAGCTTGCTCAGAAACAATCAACTGATAATTTGAAACATTAAAATGATATACAAGCAATTCACATCTGATGATATCTCATATGCATTTAAGGTTAATTCCATAAGTGACCTGCTGGATCTTGACAGATTTGAGAAGCGTTCATTTGGAAGTTTCAAAGAACTGTTGAAAATGGATAGAGAGACTGAAGCTAAGAAATTGGCCAAGGATATCTTCGTTTCATTTTTGAAGAAGCTTTCTCAGGATCTTATAGTAGAAAATGATATTTATATTTTTCCATCTCCTAAATTTGGTTACATTAAGATATCAAACACTGCTGACAGAAAAAGAGAAGACTACGTGTACGATATCGATTCAGATGGAAAGATATTCACTCCAAAGCTTAGGATAGATCCTGCACTAGTTAAAAGAAGCAAGAAGCACTATAAGCTTAGATTCAATGGAACATTAAGAATGCAGATGTATAATCTGATTCAAAACGGACACAAATACAATTAAGATGAGCAACAATAGCTTTAACAACCCGGCAAATACTGTAAACAATAACGTTGCAGGATCAGGTCAATCTGGACATCCAATAAATGTTCCCAATTCGGGAAATGATGGGTCTGGAATTTCTAATTTCTCAGCCGAGTCTATTGAGCACATCGGAGCAGGAAAGTATGTTTCTGTTAAAAATGTAGCCGCTAGAATTGCTCGTAACATCAAAGGGAAAGAATTTGATATTTATGACATTGCAGAGTGGTGTGCAGAATGCGAAACCGATGAGATTGGAATGTATGAAGGCTTTGTAAAGTACAGAAACGTTTCGGTTCCTGTAAAACACAACAAAGCTTATCTTCCATGCAATATCTATCGAGTTTTAAGTGTGCATAGAAATAATTGTGTTGTTCCTAATTACCAATGGGATGGTGCTTATTTAAGATTCAACCTGGACGATCCATCTACTTTCTCTCAAGAATATTCAATACAGATTGATTATTTAGGAGTAGCTGTTGATGGTGAAGGTCTTCCAATGATTATGGATGGACATCAGGAAGCATGCTATTGGTATTGTATGACCAAGCTTTACTTCGAAGATTATATGGCCAAACTTGTTGATGAGGGTCGTTACATGTTTCTTCAAGATAGACTTGGACATTATGTTACCCAAGCGAAAGGGTCTTTCAGGTATGTTACTCGTGACGATATGAATGAGATCTCAATGATCTTACACAACATGGTTCCGAAAGTTAGAATGTCAAGAAATGTAGATTAATGAGCGAAAAAACTTACATAGGGAAATCAAAGATCCAGGGACGTGGATTGATTGCAGGAATGGATCTGTCCAGAGAGGATGGATTTATTGGCGTTACTCATGAGGACAACTGGCCTACATCTGATATGGGTCAATTCTACAATCATTCAGACGCTCCTAATGCGAGAGTCTCTAAGATTGGGAATAAACATTACATTGTTCCTATTGATAAGATTGCCGCGAACGAAGAGATTACTGTTGATTATCGAAAGCAAAAAGAACTTGAACAGCCAGAATCTTTTCAAAATGGTGGACCTATTAATCCTATTGATTTGAGCAATCAAAGCAGAACTTATGATAAGGTTGGACTTGTTCCTGGAACTCCAGAATTTCAAGCTTCTCCTAAATTTGTTCAACAGGGAAATAAAAGCTTTCACTTCAACCCAAGCAATGAAATAAATGTAATGGGTACAGATCGAAAAGCAGAGCCTCGCTACAAAAGAACTTTGGGTGACATGATGTATGATGTGTTTCATCCAAATAAAAGTCCTGAAGTTCGAATGAAGTTTCAGAATGGAGGATCTATATTTTCAGGAGATGTTAGTGATACTCTTGGTGGAATACCAAAGGCGAATATCAGTGCTATTGAATGGGGTAAGTATAAAGAAGATTATGCTAAAAACAATCCATACAGTAAAATGCCAGATGATGCCTATATCACTCAATCGACATATAATGATTATTTGGCCGGGAAACCTGCACACACATGGGAGGCTCCAGTAAAACAACCTCCTCAAATTCCAGTTTCCACTAAAGCTAAACCGACAATCACAAAGCCAACTCCAAAGCCAGCAGAATCGGTTACAACTCCTGCCCCACCTCCTCCTACTCCTGCTCCAGTAGTTCAGGCTGAACCAGTAGAAAAAAAACCAGCAGGACAAATAGTTTTACCTGGATCTACAACAGAATGGACTCAAGCTTATCCTGGAGGTCCAAAATATCCAAAGCAGAGAGCAGCAAGTGGGGCTACTTACAATATAAAAACAGGATCATAATTAGACGATATGCCAACTAATGTAAATGAATTTTTCAAAGGGGATAATCGAGATATCGACGTTCTGAAAATCCAGAGAGATACTGCTCGCCGGATAGAAAACATGCGTCTTATTGATGTTGATGGAAAAGGACTTGTTCTTACTAATATTGGCGGTACTGAATACAAGTTCAGCCTTTCCAATGGATTCATTCCTTTAGGAAGTACTGAGCATAATGGAGTTGGATATATTGCATCTGTAAACCCTATAACTGGAGAAGGAGAAATTGGTTGCTATCCTGCACCAAGAGTTCTAGTTAACCAGGATTGTAGTTTATCTGGATGGGATGTAAATAATAAGCAGTATGCTCCTTTATACAATTTTACTGGAGTAAATCCACCAAGAGATGAGAACGTTATTTCTCAATCATTTAGAACTGAGCTTTTCAATTTCAATTGCCAGATTCAAATTGATATGTTTGCCAGAGAGGATTATGATGGTTCTGTAAGTTTATATCTTGCTCAATTAGAAAATCCTATACGAGTAATTAATAGTGGATTTGATCAAAATGGTTCGTGTACATCGATCGGACGAAGATATTGGAATAATTCTTTTCCTAATGCCGTTAACCTGTTGCATGAAGCTGAGTGTCATGCTGATGTGGAATTCGTGGGACTTGGTCCAGCAGGGAATTTACGGGGAGGAAATTGGTTTTTCTTTGCAAGGTATTCAACTGAAAACTTTGATAAGACTTCATTTTTTACGGAAACAAATGCCATTCAAATAACGAATGGTACATATGCGGCTGAAGGTATTCGTCATCATGGTGTAAAAGGAGGTCAGGAAACTGACAAGAGTGTAAATCTAAGATTCAGTGAGCTGGATCCAACATACACATTCCTAGAAATAGGATACATATATAGCTTTGATGACACTCAAGAATATGGAATTATAGACAAGCTTTTTCCGATCGATCCGAACCAGAGTGTTATAGACATCAACATTACAGGTTTTGAAGGATATTTTGAGACTGGAATTGAAGAAATCATAAAATCTAAACCAAGATATGACGGTGCAAAAACTCATACTCAATTAGAGAATAGATATTTTGCAGGAAATTTATTTGATACAACTAGATTTGACAATGAAGGAATAGATGCTATTCTCGAATTTTCAAAAGCAATAACGTGTAGCTATAACGACAGCAAACTTCTTCCTCATAGCTCTGGAGCAGGTCCACTTGGAATCTATAATAATGAATTAAATGTCTATAATTATACTGGATACTTCAGAGGAGAAGCATATCCATATGGTATTGTTTGTGTTTTAAATAATGGTAGAGAGACTCAAGCGTTCCCTATAAAAGGATCTGATGATTTCAATGGAGCCGGTGGTCCTGTAAATGATAAAGGAATTTATCGATTTCCAAATCCGAACGTGAGCAACACTGTCTCTGGATCAACAATAAAAGTGATGGGTATCAAGTTTGATATCTCAGCAGCGATGGCCAACATCCCTCAGTACATTTTAGACAATGTATCTGGATTCTATTTTGTTCGTGGACACAGAAATGAAACTCTTTTATACCAGGGATTAAGTCTTCCTGTTTACAATGCAGAAGAGGGATTTGATCCTAGAATAATTCCAATCTTTGCTTTCAGTGATTATCCTAAAATACTGAAGAGAAGCGAGAACTTAGTTCCAATGTTTGAGGTTGAAGACGATGGAGAAGGGGCTGTTTTTCCTTACATCATTAGGTTCGATCTTGATGACTTAAACAATAATGAGTTCACTTTTGTTACAGGTAAGAAGAAATTAACTGAAAGAATTCCAGGTAACTGGGGATTCTATTCTCCTGATCACTTCTTTAACAAGAGTCTTGGATTGACGAAATCATTTACAATACCATTTGCTAAAATGGATTTTTTAATTATTAGTAGCACTTCTCCAAGCAAGGAAGACTTTTTCTATAAAGATGTTTCATACGCATTCTCTGGAGGAGTTCAGGCTTTGTATGACGTATTTAATATTGCTGAATGGGAGCAGGCTAACAATAATGGATTTACATCTTACTTTAACGAGGGTGCGAAGGCTGACTTCAATAGCATGTTCTATTTGTATGAAAAGAATCTAACCGGAACAAAGTACTTTGAGATTAGAGGAATGCCTATGGCCTGGAATAGCTATATCGGTATTCAGTCTACTAACGACTTGAGATACAGTCTCTCAAACATATACAAGGGGAGCAACAATCCAGGGCTATTTGATCCAACTGATCTTTACGATGTTAAGGCGGTAGATTACAGTAAAATCTCTAAATTTTACAAAATATCTGATCTTGTTGCTAATCCATCGATAGTTAATGATACTGTCTACTACAAGGGAGATTGTTTTCTTCAGAGAACATTTTTGAAGCAATTATTCAATCCTAAATATGGAGTCGGAGTTCAGGATGATGGAGGCGGTGCTTCTAGTTTTTTTCCTGGAGGAAGTTTTCTTGAATTTGATATTGAAGAGGATAGACTCTTTACTTTTGGTGTGGCTTACAGTTTGATTACCGAAAACAAGATTAATACTGAAATGAGGTATGATGACTTTGTGAACAAAACGTATCCAGCTTCATTTGCTAATGTTTATGATTTCGCGGTAAAGGACATCGAAAAAGAATCTGCATTATTGAATAGAGGCTACAATCAGATCCTATCTCAGAAAACATATCAAGGAATTGATGAAGATATTCCTTACTTCCCAGAAGACAAGCCAGTTGGAATTGAGTACAGTAACACACATCTTCCAGGATCTCTTCAAGATGGTTACAGAATAATTGATCTTGCTGCTCTTAAAGAATATGATTACAGAATGGGGGAAATTACAAGTCTTCAGGTTCTAAATAATATCCTGGTATCGATTCAGATATCTGGAGTAAATAGACATTTTGTAAATGAAAAAGCTGTTCTTAGTCAAGGAGGATCTGCCGGCGAACTGTTACTTGGTACTGGTGACATTCTCGATAAGAAGCATTTGAACATTACTGATTTCGTAGGATCTCAACATCAATGGTCAATAGTTTCAACAGACAGAGGAGTTTATGGAGTTGACTACAATAAACGTAAAATATGGAGGCTTACTGGAAACCTTCAGGTAGAAACTATTAGTGACACGAAAGGCTACAAAACAAGGCTTCATGAATTGTGCGAAAGCATTAGCGATGAAAGCGACATCACTGAACAGCTTGCAGATAATCCTGTTTGCAGAAAAGGAATTGTAGCACACTATGATCGAAAGTTCAATGACATTTATTTCACATGGGTCTATGGTGATCCTGAAACTTTAGATGACTGTTCTCTTAAAGACAACATGGAAACTATTGTATTCAATGAATGGATGGACGCTTTCCACGGAGAAAGATCATGCGAGTCACCATACTACATGAATGTGAATGAAGATTTCTTCTCATTCGATCCGAATATATTCCCTAGCATTGCACCAATTCCAAGTACAAGTGGTAATGCTAGATTACACGACATCTTTGAAATAGCCGGAGCACCAAATGCTACAACTTTTCATACAGACTCTGAACCAGATATTTGTTCAGTAGAATTTGTTGTAAATGATCCTTCTGATATTGCCAAAGTATTTGACAATTTAGAATTGAGTAGCTCATCAAATGACCTGTACAGGGTTACTTATGAAACTCAAAATCAACTAGCCCAACATTTCCCATTCATAGTGGGAGATGAGGCTAGTTATTGGAGAGATCCTGAATACAAGGAAAACCTTTGGAAACTTCCTATTATTCGAACTCAGGAACTTCAAGATCCTATCAATAATATATACGGTGTTGATAGTAGATTTAGAGGTCGGTGGATTAAAATTCGCCTAGAATGGAAAACGAAAAATCGTATCTTTATAAAATCAGTACTGACTTTTTATAGACAGTCTTACTCTTAAAACTTAGAAATTATGCCTTGGCCATTAT